AGTAGAGCAGGTGCTCGCCCTCGACCGGATCGACCTTCGTGCCGCGCACGCCTGTCCAAGGGCGCCAGATCCCGGCGAAGGCGGCTAAGGGGCGCTCCTTGGACAGGGCGAACCAGATCGGTGTCTTACGGGGCTTGGTGTCCTTGTACTCGCTGAAGCTGGTAAGCGGCACGAGGCAGCGGTACTGCGGCTTGAGCCAGGCCCTCCAGAACGGAGAAGATACATTCCGGACATTCGTGACCGGCTGAGCGCCGACCTTCGGCGGGGGCGGAAACCCCCACCTCATCTGGATCAGCTCGCGCTCGCCGTCGTGCATCCTAACCACCGGCGCCATCTGGTCCGGGAAGATCCCGGTCAGGGGAGGGACGTTGCCGGACCGGTCGCGCTTGGCTGCGAAGGCCATTGCCATGGACGCTTGAGTGGCGAAGTTGCTATAGAGATTACACACCGACCATTTCCCGTCCTAATTCCGCAGATTAGCCCTTAACTGCGACGGCGGTGCGCTTTCTCAAGTTTTTGAATGATCTACTTCCTCTTGCTTGAAGATCTGGATTCCCCAATCCGGTCGGTCCCGACATGGACCCGCACTTCAATGCGAGATAAACTCACGCAATAGCGCAGGCACGCCAACAGGGGAGGGTGACACTCCCCAGCAGCTTTAGGGGGCAGTAGATGTTCACGTTCATAGCTCAATTCTTCCTTGGGGAACCGCCGCCGCAGCAGCAAAACTATCACGTTGGAGCGATCTACCACTCTCCAAACCTGCACGCCTTTTTCATGTTCGGCCTCATTTTGCTCTGCATGTGCTTGGCTCCGGCAGTAATGGCCCTCTGGAAGTCTCATCGACAGGGATGGGCAGTTGGGATCGGACTGACCCTTGTCATCGGAGCCGCCATTGCATCGGGCGGCGTTTATGCCAGCGGGTACTCGGAGGCAAAATACCCACGCCTGCAAGCGAAGTTAGTAAAGAACCTCTGACATTCGCCTACCAGAGGAAGCGGGCGGGGCTATATGGATCCCAGGACAAGTTGAAGAGGTAGCCGAACACCAAAGCGAGTAAGCCGATGTTCAGGAGGGCGAGCGCGAGCAGGATGATCCGTGTCCGTCTCTCAAATCCGAATAGGCTGAACTGAGCGACTTCCAGCGTCTTGGCTTGATCCTGTTCGTCCTGACGCTCATCGTTCATGGGCGATCTCCGAACTTGCCTAGTTCTACCATCCTGACGCGTGCGGCAGAAGATCATCCAGAATCTCCGAGGTCGGCCTTACTGAGGCGGCTGCCTCCTTCCGAGCACTCGATACTCTGAGAATTAGGAAGCTCCAATGGTCCAGTTGTATGCCCCCGCAGCTGTTGGGTTTTTGCTCATCTCGCTCGGACCTGCCTTAGCAGAACCCGGACCTCGGGATAGACCGTGCATGGTGAGAGAACGACGTGTTGACGACGAATGCCGACCCCTAACGCAAGGCTCCGGTGGTCGACGAGACCACGGCAATACTGGCAATCGAGGAGATGCCGGCTGGTAGTGGCGCCCTTCATTACGACTCGAGTCGGCCTGTGAGCTCGGATGTTGCGGTGGTGTCGCGGGAGTAGGGCATGGCAAGCGCACCGCTCTGGTTATCAGGGCTGCACGGACGCGCGGCTGTCTCTGATTGCTCTCAGCGTGTTGGCTTCAAGCCGTCCAGTCACGGGAAGACCCTGCCTTTGCTGGAAGGCCTCAATGGCTCGGCGTGTCCCGGGTCCGAATACACCGTCCGCCTTCAAAGGCCCGTATCCTAGCCTTGTAAGCTCCTCTTGTGCGTTGCTGATGTCATCCTTCGAGATAGGAAGGCTGCCTACAACGGAAGGTTCGGGTGTTGCGGCAGGGATTGGTGCTTGAGAGGTCGCTCTCGAGGGCTGAGGGCGCATCGTATCAATCTCACCGCTGATTCTAGCTCGAAGATACTCAAGATGCTTTAGTTCTTGAGTGGCAGCGGCGATCTGCTTTTGGACGTGCTCTAGATCCCGATTCCCATCTTTGAAGCGGTCGAGTTCTGCCGCAAGAGCATCTCGCTCCGAACCGGCTGTTTCGGCTGCTTGAGACAGCTGTAAGATCTTGCTCTGTGCATCAGCCTCGGGCGATCGAGGGCCGAAAACCGCGAAGCCGTACAAACCCCATCCTGCTAGGGCCAAAGCAATTGTCAGACGGTTCAACACAGCATACCCCAGTTCTGTCCTACTTCTTTTATCCCGCTCATATGGGATGCTGAGGGTATGGCATGAAGGGGTGAAGAGAGGGTTGAAGCTAGCGTAACGAGTGCAGCAGGGGTTCTCAACGTGAGGACAAGTCTCAGCTTACTGGAAGATGACCCACACGACGATTGCGAGAGGAGCCACTGTGCCGAGTACGAAGGAAAGTGCGTTCTGTGTCATGACCATCGTCCTTGATGATCATTTATCGCATATCAAAGCCTGACCTTTCTGTGAGAGTACGCACACTTTCTCTTGCACACTTGCTCTCAGACCGGTTGCTAACGAGGTTGGCCGGTAAGCTCGGAGAAGGCGGTGGGATCGCAGGAGTGAGTTATGTGTCCCTCTTGTACGGATACTGTAATTTTCCGGTTGATCAGAGCTGTTGGCCGGCTGTGATGCATCTCACAGCTCAGTCCTTGTGAAGTAGGTCAGAGTGACCGTTCGCCGTCGGAGAACATCCTCGGCGGAAGCGAGCAGACCTTCTGGAAAGGACATCTCATGAGCGGCTACAATCTACTTTACGAATCGGGCAGCAAAGAAATGCCGTCCGGCGGGGGAGCACCTGCAATTGCTGTGGGAGAACCCAATCCGGGAGCACCGATACCGGTGGAACCGAACGGCGGCCCTGGCGGAGATGCGGGCCCGCTATACGGCGGAAATCCGTGGTCGCACCTGTTGGACGATCTCTCATCGTGGTTCCCGATGGGTAACGACCCTGGCGGCGAAGAGCCTCCGTTTTGTGGGACACCCCCTGGTTCGGGAGACGATCCCTACATCATCCCGGGTTACGGCGAAGCCCCCTCTGGCCCCAACGACCCCCTGGACTGCTGGTAAGCCACTCTCCGAGCGTCGCGGGTCAAAATCCTGCGACGCTCAGCCGTTGGGTTTCCGCGCAATTCCTCGCCGGTGAGCTCGGAGATGGCGGTGGAGTCGCGGGAGTAGGCGCTCATGGGAGCTGCTTGGTCAGAGCAGACACATTGCACGTGTCGCAGTAGATATCGACCGTTCCATACCAGCTCGGCTTAGCGACTGAGTGGAACCCCTTTTATCCTTCGCCTCCCGTTGCCACAGGGCTCTGAAGCGACGGAGGCGCTCGATCTCGTCCTTGATCCAGTCGTCAAGCGTCATGGCCAGGCTTTCCGGTTACGACAGGGGCGGAGAGGGCGGCGTCGATCATGCCTTGGTATGCCGAATATGCCGCTGGATAGCTGCCAATGCTTACGGCAAGAGCCTCGATCATGACATAAGTCGGCTCCCGCGTGGCCTCGATGGCGGCTCTGGCGCGCCCTCTGTAGTTCTCCTTGATATCTTCAGCCTCCTGATCCCAGCGGGCATTTGATCTGTTACGATAGCCATGCCGGTAGAGCGCACTCGCCACCTTCTCGATCATCTCAGACATCGCCCGTCCTCCCAGCCATGAGAGGGGTGGGGAGGGTGCGCCAATGGGTTGGGCCGTAGCCATTTGCCTCGCACCATGTGAAGGCGCCGCCCGGATCTTCCCAGATGCCGCTGTCATTCGAGAACAGTGGGTTAAATCCCGAGGGATTCCAGAGCATGGTGAATTGCCCGGCGTCCTCCGCCATGACCTCAATCATGGTCCCGTCGCGGGGCGCAGTCGTGATAGGGCGCCAATCGCTCATGCCGTCCTCCCGTGGCCGAGAGGGGTGGAAACTGACGCAGCGTGATATCTGAGAACGGATCGGGAAAAGGCTCCACCGATTTTCCACGAGTCCACGCGGCATGTTCGCGTCACGTTCCGTCGTGACTTGCCAATATAGAACCTGCGGGAGCTGGCCCTGCTATGGGCCGAAAGCCTTGAAAAATAAGGCTTTGTGGCTGGTGCTGCCAGAGAGGATCGAACTCTCGACCTCTCCCTTACCAAGGGCGCGGATTAGGTTCTTCAAGCCTTTGATCCGCCTGACTTATTTGGCGTGTCAGTTCCGTCGCGTGTCTTAAACGTGCCCAAATCGTCGAATTCCGTGACGAGCGCGCGCCGGCGTTCCGGCACGTCATGCACATAACCCATGACCGAACGGTGATCGTCCCAGCCACCCTGCTCCATGGTGCCGCGGAGATCCTTGTGGGCCATCCGGGTTGCCATGAGATGTCGGAACCAGTGTTGCGTGACCCGGCGCAGCAGGCGAGCGTCATTGCGGGCGGCTAGAAGGGTCTCCAGTGCCGCGGCTCGATGCCCTGCGGCTCTCTGTCGGCGAGCCTCTGAAAAGGCATCCGCCAGCAGACCACGCCGGGCTCTCCTTTTGGCTGCGTTGAAAGCCGTCTTGTTCTGACCACCCCAAGCCTTGCCATTATCGGTATAGGGTTGCTTTTTATAGGTCAGGAACAGCGGCGCCTCCCGGTCGTGCAGGTTCCCTCTCCACTGGACATATTCCATGAGGATCGCCGCAGCTGTCGGGCTAAGGGCTGCCGACACGTCTTTACCATTCTTCGTATTCCGGTAGGTGATCTGTTCCCGTCCCGTGGCGAGGATGAGGTCGGCCACCCGGGCCCCATAGAGGATGGACGAGACGCGGCCGCCCGTTGACCACTCTGCGGCGAGCTGGGCCCTGACGGTGATATGGCAGGCATTGAACAGCCGCCAGATCAGATCCGCCCTAAGATCCTCCACCCGCCGCCTGGCCCTCCTGACCGGATTGCGGGCCTTCTTGTCTCTGACGAACTTCGGAACCTCCTGTAGGCCATGATGCTCCGCGGCAAACCGCAGGAAGGCGACCACACCATTCAGGAAGCGTTCTCGGGTTGCAGCCTTGTTCCCCTTCTGGCGAGTATCTACCCAGGTCAGCCAATCCTTCCGCGGAACTTCGTTCAGACGCCGGGGCCCGAACTTCTTGGTGAGTTCCTGGATGATCCTGATGGCCGACGGAGCCAGTGGACGTTCCCGGGGCGCGGTCAGGTAAGCCCGGGCCGCTATTGCAACGGCATCACCTTTCCGCTTTTGGCCGGTGGCTTCTGCCGTGACGTCGTCCTTGATCCCATCAATGAGGGCCTCGGCTTCGTCCTGCGTTGCGGAGTTAGCGGGAAGTCCAAGACTTCGGCGCACACGGATTGTACGTCCTGCGGCGCGCACGGTCCCGTGTACGTGCCAGTAGCCGTCCCGCTCCGTGAGGTGGAGCCCGCGAGCACGCCGCCCCGGCCGCTTTCCCTTTCGATTGCGAGTTTCAGACATTGGAAGCCCTCTTCGGTCCAGAAGCGCTTCCGACCGCGGCGAACATGAAATTGAAATCTTTGGTCATCGACGGCCCTATGCACATCCGAGGCTAGGATCGTCTCAAGCGTGCGCAAGCTCAAGCGCAGTCTTTGGGCGACCTCTGCGGCGACGAACTCCTGGGGTGATGTCATCGCGAGCATCCTCTCCTGATCCAGCGATCAAGCCGCCCTTCCTTTCGGAACCACTCCCCTTGCAGCCGGTATTCGTGGAACCTGCGGTGGAGGCCAGCCTCATCCGAACGCTTACCAACTAGAAGCGCATAGGTGATCAGGGGCTCTGGGGCGCCTGTGCGTAGGGTATCAAGCCTCTTATCAGGCTCCCGCCTCGTATAGCCGATCTTCACATAGGGTCCGAAGCCAGCCACATAGACGTAGCCATATCCCTCTACCGCTGCCGGAGTGACCGCTCCTGGCCTCATGGCCTTAAGGCACTGGAGGGTAGTGAACGTCTTCCCTCCGATCTCCCAAGCCTCCAGCCGGCCCTCAATCACGGCGCGACGTACATCCGCCGTCGTCAACCCGCCATCTGGGAACGCCAGTGCAATGGTGTTCGGCAGGTGAAGGTGGGTTTCATCCGTGATCCTGCTCAGATCCATGACCTCTTCCTTTGCTGCGCTCTGAGGATTGGTGTTCAAGGGGTTAGTGGTAGCGGTGCCTCGACCAGATCGGGCGCTTCGGGTGCACTACGACCATAATCGGGACCTTGCGACCGACGCTTGCAGCCAACTTGCGGTCGAAGGCTGCCGTCTCCCTAGAGAGCCAGGCCGTCACCAGACCATCCGCGTAGACGTTGTAGAAGTACGGTCTCATCCCTTAGTCCTCCGTCTTGGAGGGGGAGGGGGGGAGAGGGAACCAATACCGAAGGTTATTCGCCATGCGCTTGAGGTCGGCATCGACGCCCGGGGACATTAGGGCCAGATAATACTGATAGCCTGACCAAACCTCGGGGAAGCCGTCCTTGTCTAAGCCGACCCAATGACCGTCCCTCGGAGCGGTGTTGATCGCCTGCCATTCACTCATACCCCGGTCTCCTTCTCTTGTAGGGGATTGGATGGGGTGCCCTCCGAAGCCTCTAATGAGGCTTCTCGGGAAAGCTCGTTTCCAGCCATTGGCTCGCCGCTATGTGGCGCAGGAAGAGGCATCCAATGGGTTGTTCGCCACATGCTGCCGTTCAGGCCCGGCTCCGGCTTCCACGAACCGGCATCGCAAATATGCCTCTCGTCATCGATGTAGGCAGGATGTGTTGTCGGCTTCCAATTCAGAAATGACTCGTTGGCCTCGGTTGGAACAACAGTCACAAGCACGGTTTCATCTCTCGGCGCTGTGCTTATGTCCTGCCACTCAGGCAGCGCGACATCGCGACCGGCCTGTCCAGCCATTGAGCTTTCCTGAGGAGCCGAAGGCGACGGAAGGCACATATCCACTCCCCTTACAGGGGCAGGGATGGAGAGGAGGGCTCTGACATAGTTGACGGCGGCGACGATGAAAGCCGCGTTGGCCTCCTGCTGTGCCACGTACTCAGCCCTGCACCCTGGATAGTCTTCATGCACATGGTTGGCTGAGACGCTGATTTCGCACACGGGGCTTGGGCCCGCGATATGAATGAGGGTACGTGCCTTCTCAGCGGCCCATGGCCCCGGTGTGGCCTTCGCGCTCAACTCCGCAAGCGCCGCCCCTCTCTCCGGTATGGAATGAGCGAGGAGGGCGGCATTCGCCATATGCCAGATGTGCCGCATGTCGCGCTTGAGGTCGTCCAGGGTATCGGTCTCGCCGACCGGCATAGTTGCCCGTTTGCGAATGCGCTCCAGCGCCTCTCTCAAGTCTTTCATGGGTTCAGTCATTGTCGCTTCCTTGTGTGGAGAGGGCAGCTCGGGAAGCCACGAGAGCCTTCAAGACGTTCAAGGCGCTCTCGCCATAGTTGGCTAGGATCGCGATGGCATGGTCGCCCTTGGCTCCGTCGATTGCGGCATCGAACGTTGCTGTCAGGCGGCGCGCACGATCAACGATAGCGCGGTCCTCCTCCAGCGCCTTGGTCATCTGCTGAAGGCGGGCCTCTGCGGCGTCTGCTCGATCAGCCTTGGCGCATGTCTCCTCCCACACTCGGTCGAAAGTGACGTTGATGTGATAGCCGCGCGACCGCTTGGCTTCATCAAGCCAATGCCTCCTGTTGCGGGCCGTGTCCTCTAGGCTCTCGACCTGATCGGCCAATCGGAAGCATCGGGCCTGTGCCTCATCCCGCTCCCTCGTCAGTCTCTCGACTTCTGAGCGGAGGCCGTCACGCTCGCGTGTGAGTTCGCCAGTCAATGCGTGGTCAAGAACCTCCTCCAGTTCCTTTACTCTGGTGGAGAGAGAGGTGATGGCAGAGGCGGCCTCGTATGCCGTCATATCCTGGTAGTGGCTTGCAAGGCGCTCTAGCCTCTCCACCAGCCCTGTATACTCGGTGGGGGAAGGATTGTCTTTGTGACCTCCTTCCTCACTTGCGCTCGTCATCGGGGAAGTGGTGTTTTCGGTTGTCATGAGCGCACCTCAAAAGCAGATCCACCGTGCTCGGCAGCCGAGCGAACGCGAGACAGATCAGGCATCGGCGCCGGCACAGTGAAAGGGGTAAAAGGTTTGCAGGCAGAGCCCTTGAGCATCCACACGCGCTCGACGCGGTGGTTGTGCTCGTTGATGAGCTCCTGCATGTGAATGCTGATCGGGCGGTACTTACTGACGATCGGCTTCATAGATTGAACGCCTGGCACGCTGCGAAGATGATGAACCAGACCAGAGCGCCGCAGAGACCTCCGAACACAGCCCAGCGGGCCATCTCGCAGTAGGCTTTGGGTCGGGTACGACCGAAGCTCATGGCTTCTTCTCCTCGAGAGCCTTCCGGGCGTGGTGGTCCTCGGACTGTCGCAGCTTGCGGAGCACATTGCGGAGGACAGCCTTGGTGAGATCGTCATAAGGTGCGGTCTTGGTGCCTTCGCTGATGTCGATCAGCACGCGGCGCTCGCGTTCGTTGAAGCGGGGCATCAGTAGTCCTCCCCACGCATGTCAGCTGCAGCAAACACCGCGGCTGTCCAAAGAGCGCCGGCGAGCAATGAAGAGCAGCTCCACACGGCAAGCAGCCAGAGGATGAGTTTGAGCGTCTCCATCACGCTGCTCCCCCGGAGTTGTCGAAGTGGATGCGATCCTCATCGGTGCCGCCGCAGGGGCAGGGGGCTGGAACAAGCAGTCTGGAGACGGGGTGCTTGTAGAGCAGGACACCGCGGCCGCAGCAGGACGGACAAGCGATGTTTGCTTCGCGAGGCAGGAGCGCATTCAGGAATGCGGCATCGGCAAGAGCCTGCTGAGTGCTCTCAGAGCTGACGACACGCGGGCGGAAGGGGAAAGGATGCACGTCACCCATGTCAGCGACCCTCCACTTTCTTGAGGAGTTCGTTCGCTTCAGTGCAGTTCGAGGCACAGCGACGGACGTAGGCGACGAGCGGCTCGTGTGCACTCAGGATTGCGGCAACAGCGGGGGCGTTGCCTCCCCCGGCATCGGTCATTCGGCAGAGTTTGAATCCCAGGCTGATGGTAATGCTGCCGTCAGTTTTCTTGTGCTCGACCGGAGCCTTCCAGACGGTTTCGCCCTCTGCGTAGAATGCGGGTTCTTGCTGCATCGTCGTCACTCCGCCGCCTGGAGGAAGGTAGCGAGATCGACCGGCTCACTTTCGAGCGGAGCGCCTACTGCGATGTTGTAGATGTGTTTGAGCGCGCCCTCGCCATGAAGCTCACGGGCTTTGCGCAGATGATCCTCAGCCTTCGCGGCCAGCATGTCGGAAACAGTTGTGTCGCCAGCTTCGCGGATCTGCTTGCGGCCATAGTAAAGCTGCAACTCGCCGTCGACCTTGGCATCGACGTAGCTCTTGGCGCTCTCGTAGGTCTCTTTGCCCAGGCGAGCAGCAATGACGGAGGCGATAACGCTGTCCCGCCGAGAGCCATCTTCATTGATGTAGAGAAGTCTGTCGTTGAGGGGCTGCATGAGGGTCACCCGCTGTTTGGATGACCCTGTTGTAGCGCTTAACGCTACGCGTCGTCAAGCGTCTCGTAGCATAAATCGCTACGAAGCCATTTCGGCGTGCTTTACGCCCACGATCGTGGCGATCGAGTTCTGACATTTGTCACAGCTAAAAGGGATACGGTTGAGCAATTCGCTCCCTAAGAGCTCGTCGATATCGTTCGGAGCGTCGTCGACATCCGGTACCGCGAGAAGGCGTCCTGAGATCTTGTGGCAGTTATGGCAGCGTAAATGCAGGTGATAGTGGGCTTTGAAATAGCTGCCTTCTTGGATCGACATCATGGGCTCCGGCGTGAACGTTCATACTTTGTTCTCGTTTTTTGTAGGTGTCGAATCCTGCCTTTTGTGTGCTTGTGGATAGCGGGGATTGGGTGGATAGGACGGGAAACTTACTTCCGAAGGTGACTGACACGCACGGGCTGAATAACTGAGCGCACAAGGCCCATCACCCGAACACTGACCCCGTCCTCGCTGTCACTGTTGTGTGGAACGACGATCGGCTTGTGCTTCGGATTGGTCGACCGGGGGTGATACTCAGTCCTGTCCTCGAAGAACTCGACCTGCTTGACGGTCCATTCCCGCGCCAGGCCGCCGTCTATTGTCCGCTCGACGGCTACTAGCATGCCGTCCTCGACGGGAAGGCCGGTCTCGTCGAAGTCGACACAGACCGCAAAACTGCCAGAGGGGAGCGGAGGGTCGGCTGCATTCATCGAATCACCCACCACCTCGAGCGAGAACACACGAGCGTCAGGAAAGTCCGGATCCTGCTCAACGAAGATCATGCGCGGCTCTTCGTCATCGTATTCAACAACCTCCCGGAACACTCCCGCTTCCACTTTCCCGACGATAGGCACCTGACGGAGCACCCGACTGGTAGGCCGGGCGGCCGACGATGCAGATAGGGTGATTCCACCCTCAAGTTTCGTTTCAGGGGCTGGGTATCCGGTTATCTCGGCGATTGCGATCATTTCATCGCCGGCGATCTTGCGACCTTTTTTCCCTTTGTCGTCGCCGATCAGCATCTTGTTGACGGCGGCACGGTCAATCGACCGGCCCAACCTTTCAGTGAGCTGCCGAGAGAGTTCCGCTTGGGAAATGCCTGAGTGTTCCAGGGCTTTGCGTAGCCAATCCGCCAACATCCCAAACCCGTAAAACGAAATCGCTACGCAGTCATTTTCCATGATCGCTACAAATGCGCTTGCTTTCGTAGCGATATTCGCTACTATCTTATTCATGGAACCGGCTAACACCATCATCAAGCTTCTTGGCGGGCCTACTGCGGTGGCAGAGGTCGCTAAAGTTCATCGCACTCGCGTCTCCAACTGGATGCGTCCTCGCGAGAAGGGCGGCACTGGTGGGGTCATCCCCCACTGGCACGTGCCGAAGCTGCTGGCCTACGCCGCTGCCAACGACATCAAGCTCAAGGAAACTGACTTCGCCCCGCGGCATGTCACGCTCCAAACCGGAGAGGCAGCCTGATGCCCTCCATCCTCAATTCCTCTTCCACCGGCGCCTCCTTGGTATCCGTAGCTGGTGTGAAGTGCGCGGGCGGCTCAACCCCCAACCCCTCGGCCGCCCGCGCATCACTCCTTTCGAACGACCCGCAGCCGAGCTCTCCGGATGACTTTCGAGGTTTCGCCTGCCGACGCCGGAGCCGTCTGAGCTTGCCCCTTGGCTTGCCTCATGCGGTCCCCTTCCTGTCGAGCGCGAAGATACTCCCGAAAGTCGAAGTTCGGGCTGCGTGTGTCCATTCGAAGTCCTCCCCAGCAATCTCAGAACAGCACAAGGCCTTGCTCTAATGCGCACGAAGATTGCCCAGGATTGGGCAGCAGTGACGGCTGAAGAGACGACGGAGCGGGTACGCCCTCTGCTCTTGAAGATCGTTCAGCATAAGGTCCGCGAGACCGGCTCAAAAATGGTCGCGTACTCGAAGGTAGCGGCAAAGATCGGCGGGTCCGCGTCGTGGCTTCGTAAGCTGCTCGGACGGCAGCCGAACGTCGACCTCGCTGCCCACCAATTCCTCAACATTCTGTCCCTTTACCGCAAGCTCTGTGAGCGCGTCGAAGCTGAGGCTGAGAACGAGCGCGTCCGGCTTGAACACCTTTGGAGCGAAACGGATGCGTCTATCGCGAGCAATCTATCGATGGGTTCGTCGCCGGCTCCGGCGACTGGTCGTGCAAACCGCATTCAGGGCCCTTCGGCGGCTTAGGGCAACACGCGACGGGCGACTGCCGCCATTCACAACCATCAAAGGGGGGAAATAATGTCAGACGTCGTCACGATCCGACTAGCAGGTGAACCGAAAGGGAAGGGCCGTCCGCGCTTCGGCAATGGCCGCACCTTCACGCCTGCGGCGACACGCGCCTATGAAGCTGCTCTTCGATATGCCGCTCAGGAAACGATGGGATCGCGCCCGCTGATGACCGGGCCCCTCGACGTGATCGTCATGGCATCCTTTCCGATCCCGAAAAGCTTCTCGAAGTCCAAGCGCAGCGATGCGCTTATCGGCGAAGTTCGACCCGTCGTGAAGCCAGACATCGATAACCTGCTAAAGGTCATCGACGCCCTGAACGGTGTCGTATTCGAAGACGACAAGCAGATCGTCAAAGCCGAAATCGAAAAGCGCTACGCCAGCAGCCCGTGCCTTGAGATCCAGGTGAGGGCCCGGGCATGAGTTTCGTTCGCCACTCTCCCTCTTCTCTGAACCTCTTTGCTGCCTCGCCCGCCATGTTCGTGCTCGAGAAGGTTCTCGGTCGCCGGCAGCCCGTCGGCGCTCCTGCGCACCGCGGAACCGCAGCTGAGGCTGGTGTTGCTGCAGGATTGCAGGATCTCACCCTGGGGCTCGACGTGTGTGTGGCCGTTGCCGAGCGCCGATACCGCGAGCTAACGGCGCTCTGTTCCGACCCTCGTGTCGCAAAGTACGGGGAGGGGATCCATTCAATGGTGGAGCGGGCGCTGGCCGAGCTCCGGCCCTATGGCACTCCGTCCGGCTCGCAAGGTTTCATCGAGTGGCGCCCGGAGGGGCTCAAGTTTCCGATCGTCGGCTACTACGATTTCCAATGGGACGATCACGGCATCGTCGTTGATTTGAAGACCAGCGATAAGCTGCCGTCCCAAATCAAGCCAGGCCACGCCCGTCAGGTCGCCCTTTACACAGGCGGCAACCGCGAGGGACGTCTAACCTACGTGACGCCTGCGAAATCAGCCACTTACCGGCTGGATGACATCGCAGCGCACCGCAACGCGCTTCACCGGATCGCACTGGCCTGTGAGCGCTTCCTTTCGATCTCGGCAGACCCGCAGGAGCTGGTCGCCGTTACCGTCCCCGATCTCGACAGCTTCTATTTTGCGCCTCCGGAAGCCCGGCAGGCAGCTTTCGAGGTGTGGGGGGTCTGAGCTTCGCCCGTATCGGGCAAGAGCAAGCGGCCGGCTAGATGGTCGCATCACGGAGAACGCAATGTCTGTATTCGGATTTTCTACTGACACCTCCAGCAGCGGCGGCGACTTCATGCCGGTCGTAAAGTACGACGCCCGTGCCGGCCGCATGTTTCGCACAGAACGCACGAACGACGGTTCCGGCTGGATCACGGATCAGGTCGATATCACCCGTAGCTTCAAAGCGGTGATCGATCTGCAGAACCTTGAAACCGGCTGGCTCGACTTCAACACCGGTGGGGCCCCTGTCTTTGCAGTCGTGAAGATCGGCGAGCCGCTTCCGCCGAAGCCTACTCCGAACGCTAAGAACGGAGTCCGTGTGATCGTGAAGCTTTCCTCCGAGTGCGGCGGCGAGAAGCGGATCCGCGAGATGGCGTCGAGCGCCAAGGCGTTCCTGGCGGGTCTCGAGGAACTCTACGTCGAATACCAGAAGCAAGCTCCGCTGAACCCGGACAAGCTTCCGATCATCACGCTCGAAGACACGAAGCCGATCAAATCCGGCTCTGGCGAAAAGCAGAGCACGAACTATCAGCCCATCTTCAAAATCACTGGTTGGGCGCCTCGTGGTGACGTGACCTGGTCTCCGAAGAATGGAGGCGCTCCGGCGCAGCCCGCGTCTCAGGATCGCCAGGCCCCTCCGTCGACCGGCGCAACGCGTGTTGAGCCTCCCAAAGCTGAGCCCGCCCGTGAGATGGCGATGGCGGACGATGAGGACTTCGGCTGATGTCACGCGGGGACGACCAGATGCTTGTTTCTTTTGATCCAGAATGGTCGTCCCCGTCCGACTGGGCGAGGATGTACCGCGCGGCGGGCCTGCAGGTGGTTCCCGCGCGGTACCCCATGCGTGACCGGGCAGATAAGCGCCCTGCGCTGGCGGGGTGGCGCGAGTTTCAGAATACCCTTGCTGGCGATGGCGTGTTCGAGGGCTGGTTCCCCGCCGACGCTAAGCCGAATATGGGCGTCATCACTGGCCCTGCCTCCGGCAATCTGCTCGTCATCGACATCGACGACTACAAAGGCGGGTCCGGTGCAGAATGGTTCAACTCGGTTACCAGCGGGCTTGAACCAGAGACTTGGCAACAGCAGACTGGTGGCGGTGGTCGTCAGTTCTTTTTCCTGCTGCCGCCTGACGTTACGATCTCCAGTCATCGGACAGCCATTGGCGTCGATATCAGGTGCCAAGGCGGCTTTGCCATGCTGCCGCCATCCAGACACATGTCTGGCACTGAATATGCCTGGGTCGAGCACCGCGCTCCCTGGGATATCGAAATCGATGCCGCTGCGCCTTCACTGATCGAGGCCGTGCAGCAGCTCATTGCCGAGCATGGCGGTGGACATACGTCGACGCCGACAGAGCGCACAGCTTCACCCTCGACCGACTTCGATGCTTTCGGCAGCCGTGTCGACGGCCGAGAGGATTACATGATGCGCCTCGTCTGGGGCGCCGTGGTCGACTTCTATCGGGAATGCCCAATCGAGCCGCCAGAGCAGCAGTCCACGGCACGGATGCGCGAGGCATACGCCCTCTATGAGCGCGGCGTGAAGTCCCGCCTTTCCATCCCGGGGTTGTCGAAGGCTGAGCTGCTCGAACGTGAGGGCAGGGGACACACGCTGTTTGCCGAAAAGTGGCGCAACGCCATCCGCCAATGGAACGGAAAGGTAGCCGAGGCAGGAAAGGAGCCGAAGCTTGTCGAGAGCCCTTTCGACCAGCGCAAGGCCGAGCCCGCCGACCTTGCGGCTATCGTGGCCGCGCCGCGGCCCGAGGGCATTTATGAGTTTTTGGACGTGAAGGGTATCAAGACGCTCCCGGATCCAGAATGGCTTGTAGACGGTCTGGTTGTTGAAAAGGCGCTCGGCTTCATCTTCGGGCCGCCTGGCTGCGGAAAAACATTCGTGGCTCTGTCTATGGCACTCTCAATCTCGGTCGCTCTTGGAGACTGGTGGGGACGTTCGATCCAGCGCACAGGCGCTGTGGTCTATATCTCAAGCGAGGGCCAAGCGGACCTGAAGTTCCGCATCACGGCCTGGGAACAGGCCAATAAGGTTCTGACCGACGACAGCCCATTCTTTCTGATCCGGCAGACGATCAACTTCATGAAGCCGGAGGACATTCAAACCCTCCTGAACACCATCCGGGCCATCAAGCAGCAATGTGACGTCGATATCGCAGCAGTCTTTGTCGACACGGTCAGCCGGGTTCTACCTGGTGCTGATGAGAATCTGCAGAAGGACATGACACTGTTCATTCAGGGCTGTGATCTCGTGCGGCAGGAGTTCGGCGCAACCGTCATCGGTGTCCATCATACCTCCCGACAGGGCACCCTCCGCGGCTCTACCGTGTTTGACGGCGCCGGCGACTTCCTGGCCCAGATCGAACGCGAGGAAGGCGAGACACTTGGCGTCCTCACCGCCCGCAAGATCAAGGCTGCTCAGGACGGCTGGAAGCAGCATTTCCGGCTCGACGTCGTGGCATGCGGAGACATCTCAGGTAACAGCTCACTGGTCGCTTCTCCGGCCCAAGAGGCCGCGCCCGAGCAGAAACAGCCTTCAACGTGGCCAGACAAGGAAACCTGTCGGCGGATCCTCAGTGCTCTCGAAAAGGCATGGGCTGCCGGCAAACCGTGGTCGTCCTATCCGCACGCCAGGAAAGTCGGGAGGTACGCTCCCGCGATCTTGCACAGTGACTTCGACATCAAGCCAAAGACGGCCGAACAGATGATCGAGACGTGGCTCATGAACGGCGTTTTGAGCGTCGAGATCCGCAACTCCGACACCAAGCTGAAAGGCCTGAAATTGGTCGGGAGGATCGACTGATGAGCGTACGGAACTTCACGGAACTTGGCCTTCATCAAGTTCCGTACCGCGACCCAAGTTCCGTGCATCAAACCCTTACGCAGCAAGGGTTCCGGAACTTACGGAACTTGCTCGTACGGAACTTACGGAACTTGCCCGCTAAGCCTTTGAAATCGTTGAACGGAACTACGGAACTTGAACCCCTTACTAAAGTAACGGCTGGCGGCCTTGAGGGCCGCCGCCTTGGAGAGTGAAAATGGCCAAAACCAAATCCCTCACCGAAGTCTCTTCCGCCGGCATCAGCCGGACCTGGGCGAACACTCATGGCACCTATATCGCCGGCCGCGCGTACGTGGACGAAGCCGACGCAACGGCGGTCGAGCTCGAGCGCAAATGGGGAGTAGGACGGCTCCGGCTCCTGGTTGGTCCTGAGCTGCGCGAGAAGTTCGATCGGCAGCGGTATCTCTTCAACCAGGCGATCTGGCACGGTGGCTTGGAGGACGTTCGCAATCAGAGCATGCGGATGGTCAAGGCATGGCTCGCGCTCGACAAGGTCGCGACCGAGGCAGGCAAGACCAAAGCCAACCCTGCCGTCCTCGAGACTGTATTGGCGGACGGGACGGTTGCCGTCATCGTCCCCCATGCTGGAGTCGATGTGCAGGCCGAGGGGCGCCGCGTCTCGGTCTACACCCTCGACGAGATCGCCCGTCTGCTCGACGGCTACCCGGGCCTAGCGAAGATCAAGCAGCAGTTCCCCGGGGCGACTGTCACGGCAGTCCGCGAGCGTGGTGACCCGCTTGACGCCTTCCACACGTCTGAGCCGGGGCTGGATCAACCCTTCCAGGAGGACAGCCTCGATGGCCTTTTCGGAATCTGAGCTCATGCCGATCAATCCCGTAGTTAAGCGCATGGCACACGCGATCTACAAGAAGGCCGAGGCATTAGGTGTCGAGATCGACCCTGAAGGGTGCGGAGACCTGACCCGCGCAACTCTGATTGCTATTGCGGCATTCGACGCGATCTTCGACCAGCGCGCGACGGAGGAAGCACAATGAGTGCCCGCGAACAGCGCCCCAACAAGCTGAACTCCCGCCACATTAAGGAACTCAATAAGCGCCTGACGGCTCGCCGCAAAACAGGAGAGACCCTGACTGAGATTGCCGCGGCTTTCGGCGTCACTCATCAGACCGTCGCTTATCACGCCAGCAAGCTCCCGCCTTCGGTCCAGTTCAAGCCGGTGCGCCCTCAAGTGGACGAGGCCGAAGTCCTACGCCTGTACGGCATCCACATGAACCAATCGGTGGTAGCCGGCGAACTCGGTGTTCCGCTCAAGGCCGTCTCCCGAGCTCTCGCCCGCATGGAATGGAAGGCAGCAGCATGACGAACCTCCCCCGCTTCGCCCTGTCTGCCGAGATCGGAAGCACTCACTTCTTCCGCTCACCCATCCTCAACCATGAGCCTCCGGAGACCTTCGAAGGCCTCACATGGTTCGTGGTCATCACCAGCCCGAAAGGCGAGCGCAAGGCGCAACTCGGCCTCCGTCGGGCCGGGTATCAGACCTATCTCCCCCAGACCAAGCGCTGGGTTGTCCATGCCCGCAAGAAGGAGGAACGGGAAAGCCCGCTCTTCCCGCGGTATCTGTTCATTGGCCTCCGCTCGGATCAGGACTTCTGGAAGATGCAGGGCGTGGATGGGGCCGAGGGTGTTGTCCGCTTCGATGGCGCCGCTGTGCGCGTCCCCGGCAGCCTTCTCGCCCGCATCCTCGAGCGGGAAGCATCCGGCGAGTTCGACTTCACCCGCCTGCCGGAAACAGGGCCCGAATACGCCCCCGGCGAGATGGTTCGTCTCAGCAAGGGCGCTCTTGCCGGCATGGTGGCCGAGGTCTCTGCCATGCTCTCCAAGGGCAGGGTCGAGGTCTTGGTCTCGTTCATGGGCAACATCACCCGGGCCAAGATGCAGGCGACCGAGGTGCAACGGTTGGAGGCTGCGGAATGATGGATAGGTTTGGCTTCGTCCTTGCCGTGTATGGCGGGATCATCTTGGTGGTGGGAATGGGGATCGGCACAGTGATAGGATGGCTTCTATGAGCGAAATACTGGACAGCGATGGCGGGACGGCCGAAGGCCGGATGATGGATGCGGATGATGCCTACATCGCTCGCATTATGGCCATGACCCCGGAGGAGTTGCGCGCGCACATCATAGCGGATGGTGGAGATCCTGACGAATACGCGCGTGAGGCGAGAGAGATTTTCGAGAAGGTGAAGGCAGGCCTCCGACCTGGCAGGGGATAACCCTGCTAGACTCTTGAAACCGAACGCCTTTCACGGTAGTTATATCAACACAAGCACTCGGCGGTGATTTTCACCCTGAGTGCGACAGCCGTTCCCTAGCCCCGCTGTTGAGCCTTGCTCCGGTGGGCTTTTTCATGTCCTCATGTCCCAATCCCGCAAGACCTACACCCGAGACGATGACGGCTGCCTCATGGTTGAGATCAGCGATAACGTCTATGTCGAATATGAATGGGCCGAACGCTACGGCTATTTGAGGTAGCCATGTCTGAGAGAACAGGCTTTGTCCTGGCTATCCTGCTTGCTGTTGGATCTATCGCCTTCTTCGTCTGGGTTCTCGCTACTCCGTAGGGCCTCCATGGACATCCTTCGCCGTTTCCTCACCCAGACCCTGAGAGAGAACCAGACGGAACTCCAACTCTCCGAGATGCGCAAGAGGCAGGTCTTTATGCTCCATCTCGATAGCCAGGACGCCATGCGCCGCGAACTGTTGCTCGCATGAGCCGCTATCCCATCCTGGTAGAGGGTTCTGACGGCTGGACCGATTGGGAACGCCCGAACCACGATGATTACAAGCTGGCCTGCTGCGACTGCTCACTCATCCACCGGATGCAATTCCGGGTCATCAAGGGCCAGGTAGAGTTCAGGGTCTCCCAAGACATGAGGGCCACCGCTGCCAAGCGAGCCCATAGGAAGAAACGAGAAGGCAATGGCTGAACTCCCCGCAACTGTCGTCCAGATTGAGAAGGCCCGTAATGGCGGGTTCGTTGTTTGGCGTGAAGGCAGAGCATTGAAGGCAGGGTCTCTTAGGGAATGCCTCGACTTCATCAGCGCTGAGTTTGATCCCCCGCAGTGCAAGCCTCTAGACGCGCAGGCAATTCAAGAACTGATCCGGAAGCCCGGCAAGGTTGAATGGTCGGCTTAAGTTATGCCCGCTCTCGCTAACCCCAAGCACGAACTATTCGCACAGGAACTCGCTAAGGGCAAAAGCCAGATCGAGGCTCATGAACTGGCTGGCTACAAGCCGCATAGGGGAAACGCTAGTTCACTAGCGCAGGACAAGAGCATTTTAGAGCGTGTGTCTGAAATCCAGGCTGAGCGCGCTGAAATGGACCGTGAGGCCACAAAACAAGCCACAGAGGCCCTTGCGATCGATAAGCAGTGGGTGATGGCCCGCTTGATCGACAACGCCACTCAAGCAGCCTCCTTGGAAGACTTCGGCCCGAGCAACAAGGCGCTTGAACTGCTGGGTAAGGAACTCGGCATGTTCATTGACCGGAAATCCATCGACGTCAAAAATGATCCAAGGGCACTTACTGACGCCGAGCTCCTCGCCATCGCCGCGGCTCTTGAAGGCGAGGGCAGCGAAGGAGATCCTGACGAGGAGGGCGATCAGACGGTCGTTCACTGAGTTCTGCAGATCGGCAGGCTACGAGCCGGCGCCGCATCATCGGCTGCTCATCAATAGGCTAGAGAAGGTCGCGGGCGGTCAGATCCCCCGCCTCATGGTGTTCATGCCTCCAGGCAGCGCCAAGAGCACGTACAGCAGCATTCTGTTCCCCGGTTGGTATCTGGCCCAGGAGAATGCAGGCAACGTCATCGCCGCTTCGCATTCAACGGAGCTCGCCGAGAGGTTCGGGCGAAAGGTCCGGGGGCTGGTCACTGAGAACGCCTTGCGGCTCGGCTATGGCCTCTCGGCAGACAGCCAGGCGGCCGGACGCTGGGGCACGACGACAGGCAGAGAGTATTTCGCGGCAGGCGTCGGCGTCGGTATCGCGGGTTTCCGGTCGAAGCTCTCCATTATCGATGACCCGTTCAGGAGCCGACAGGACGCCGACAGCAAGCTGATCCGAGACCGGGTCTGGGACTGGTACAACGACGACCTCGACACCCGCCTCGTTCCTGGCGGCTCTGTCGTTCTGGTCATGACCCGCTGGCACGAGGACGACCTCGCCGGCAGGCTGATCGAAAGGATGAACAAGGGCGGTGAGCGCTGGGAAGTCCTCTCACTGCCAGCCATCGCGGGGCCAAACGATGCTCTTGGCCGCAAGGCTGGCGAATGGCTTTGGGAAGGCGATTATGGTTATGCCGGACGCCTTCGTGAAAAGAAAGACAACACTGACCCGCGGTCTTGGTCGGCTCTCTATCAGCAAGAGCCCATGCCTGACACGGGCGATTACTTCAAACGGGAATGGCTGATCCCGGTCGATAGCCTGCCACCGCGTGACAGCGTGCGGGTCTATGGCGGTTCTGACTATGCCGTGACATCGGCTAACGGGGACTTCACGGTTCACGCTGTTCTTGGCGTGGATTACGACGGCAACCCCTGGCTGTTGGACCTTTGGCGTAAGCAAGCGGCCTCTGATGAGTGGGTCGAAAGTTGGTGTGATCTGGTTCTGAAGTGGAAGCCGATGGGCTGGGCCGAGGAAACCGGCCAGATCAAGTCAGGCGTTGGCCCGTTTCTCGAGCGCAGGGCCAGAGAGCGCAAGGCGTACACGGTCAGGGAACAATTCCCGACACGAGGCGACAAGGGCGTCAGGGCCCAATCCTTCCGCGGCTTGATTGCCACGCGAGGGCTTCGGATCCCGGCCGCTGCGCCTTGGAGAGCAGATTTTGAGAGCGAGCTGATGCGCTTCCCGGCCGGCGTCCATGATGATCAGGTGGATGCGGTCGGCTTGGTTGGACAGCTCCTAGACAAGGTTCTGACGCCTCATAGGCCCGAAGAGCCAAAGAAGCCGCAACCTCGTCGCGACTGGTTCGAAGAGCGCGAGGACGACGACAGCGACAACTGGAAGACCATTTGATGGTTTATGGCCCCGTCACAGCAGCGCCCCCGCAGTATGGGCTACAGACGCCCCGTCCTGACCTGAAACAGGCGGCGGGGACGCTTGCCCTGTCGATGGTCGCTCCTGCCGTGGTCGCAGAGCCCGAGCCTCCGGTGATCGACAAGGCGTTTCATACCCGCCTGGTCGAGGACTTCGAGGCGGCCGAGGATGCCTCTCGCTCTAATCGGGAGAAGGCCGAGCGGGATATCGACTACTACGACAACAAGCAGCTGACCGAGGAGGAGTTCAGGGCTCTCCGCAAGCGCGGCCAGCCGCCTGTCACCCTGAACATGATCCGGACCAAGATCGACTTCATGCTCGGTCTGGAGCGGACTCAGCGTACCAAGCCGCGGGCTCTGCCTCGCACCCGCGTGCACGAGCAGGACGCTGTAGCGGTCGGCGACGCTCTCAAGTTCGTGGTCGAAGATAACCGATACGATCAGACCCGTTCCCGCGTCTGGAAGGACATTCTGACGGCCGGATGGGGCGGGATTGAGCTCTCGATCGAGGAAGTGGCCCGCAAGGTTCAGGGCGCCCCGTCCATCCGGATTATCGGGCGCCGTTGCCCTTGGGATCGGATGTTCTGGGATCCGTTCTGCGCCGAAGACGACTTTTCGGATGCTCAGTATCTCGGCATGGTCCTTTGGATGGACCGCTCTGAGGCTGTCCGCCTCTATGGCGCCGAGGCCGGCAAGGTCTTTGACGAGACGGTTGAGGGCGCGGCTGTTGGCGGCACGTTCGATGACAAGCCGAAGCTGACGACCTGGGTTCAGATGGGCAAGCGGCAACGTGTCCGCATTGTTCAGATGTATCGCCTCTCGGATGAAACCGGCGAGTGGGAATATTGGGAGTTCACGAAGGGCGGCATTCTGAAGGGCGGCCCGTCGCCTTGGATGGATGAGGACGGCCGCCGCGTTCACGCTTATGAGTGGACCTCGGCCTATGTCGATCGCGATAACAACCGCTATGGCGTTGTGCGCGATATGATCGACCCGCAAGACGAGATCAACAAGCGCCGTTCCAAGGCCCTGCATCACTACACGACCCGGCAGACGTACGGCAACAGCAATGCGCTCGGCTCTGGCAATGTCCGTGACCTGAAGAGCAACCTGAATCGGCCGGATGGGCACATTCAGCTTGAGGGCCTGGCCGAGTTCGGGAAAGACTTCGGCATCATCCCGACCAATGACATGGCGCAGGGGCATTCCGAGCTCTTGGCCCACGTCATGGGCGTGTTCCAGAACATGGGGCCGAACGCTGCCATGCAGGGCAAGGGGCCTCAATCGGCCTCCGGTCGTGCGGTGCTGGCCAATCAGCAGGGCGGGGCGATTGCCCTCGGCCCACTGACCGACAATCTGCGGGACATGGACCATCGCGCCTATCGCAAGATGTGGAACGCCATTCGGCAGTTCTGGACGGGTGAAACCTGGGTTCGTGTCACTGATGACGAGAAGAACCTCAAGTGGGTTGGCCTCAACACCCCGCAGATGGTGCCGCTCATGCAGCCGGTGCTCATGGAGAATGGCCAACTTGGGCAGCAGCCGGCAATCGGCCCTGACGGTCAGCCGCTCATGCAGCCTGTCATTGACCCGATGACCGGCCAGCCGATCCTGCAGAACGTCATTTCCGAGGTGGATGTCGATATCTTCATCGATGACGCTCCGGACATGGGCACGATGCTTGATGAGCAGTTTGAGAAGCTGACGATGCTCAAGCAGATGGATGTGAACAACGAAATCCCGTTTGCCACGATCATCGAAGCCTTCCCGGGCCTCCGCAACAAAGACCGCATGCTCGAGCAGATGCGTGAGCGTCAGGAGCAGATGGCTCAGCAGGCCGAACAACAGGCGCCCATTCGGCAGGCAGCGGCCGAGAGCGAGATTGAGAACAAGCAGGCTGACACAGCACAGAAGCTGTCCACGGCCAGCAAGAACGAAGCCCAGGCGGCAGAGGCAGCGGCACGCGCTGCCCAGCCGCTCATGGGCATGGTGCCGGGTGGCTATCCTCCGGCCTTCTAACGAGATCCCTGCCGCCGAGGGTTAACGGGCGACCGCTGTAGCCGAGCGTTATCGGGCTTCCGTGACGACACACGTACAACAGAGAGAGCATTCCATGGCTGATCTTGAGGAGATCATGGCCGGTGGCGGGCGCACGCCTGAACCCGAGCCGCAGACGACGCACGAGCAACCGCAGCCTGCCGCCGAGCCGACACCGGTAGAGCCGCAGCAGCAGGAGCCGCAGAACCCCGACGCCAATCCCAATCCAGATGACGATGCAGACCCAGTAACGGGCCTGCGCAAAGCCCTGGATGCGGAGCGCGGCAAGGGACGGAAGTACAAGGAAACCGTAGAGCATTTTGAGAACCGCATTGCAGCAATGCAGCAGCAGTTTGACACGCTTCTCACGGTCCTTAAGGCTCAGCAGCGTCCTCAACAGCCTCAACAGGAACAGCCCAAGCCGGCTGACTTCTGGGAGAACCCCGACGCTTTCCTCGATGAGCGTCTGACCCAGACCGTCAACCCGCTTCAAGCCGAGGTGCAGACCACTCGCGAATTCTACTCCCGCCGCTTGGCCGAAAAGGACCATGGGCCGGAGAAGGTTCAAGAGGCCTACAGCGCTCTTGATGCCGCGATTGCACGAGGGGAACTTCCCGGCGATGCCGTGAAAGCCTCTCTGCTCAAGTCCATGGATCCCTATGGGGACATCATGAACTGGTATCAGAGCCGCCCGGAAGCCCAGCGCGAGCGCATGCGGGCTGAACTCATGGCCGAACTTGGCATCCAGCCAGGCCAGCAGCCTGCCGCAGCACCTCAAGCGGAACCCCAACCCGCTACGGCCCCCCAAGCCATGCCGACATCGTTCGCAGGCCAGCGCAATGCAGGCCCCAGAACGACGCCGCAATGGACAGGGCCGCAACCCCTCTCCGCGATCATGAAAAGGTAAGGATCTAGCCCATGGCTGAGACCCGCGTTAACTCGCACTTGTCGCCCCAGATTTGGGACGATCAGTTCTCGACTGAGTTCTATCAAACAAATCCGTTCTCGGCCTATGCCGGGACCGACAGCAATAACGTCATCGTCATGAAGGAAGACTTTGCCTCCAAGCGGGGCAATGGCATTACCTTCGAGTTCATCACCAACCTGAAGCGTGGCACGATCTTCGACCGCCAGCCGCTGCGGGGGCATGAGGATGTGCTTGGCGAGTATGGGGATAAGGTCTTCTGGCGCATGCGCAAGAAGGGCATCTCCATGCACGAGATGGACGAGGATCTCGCGGCGATCGATCTCCGCAAGGCTTCTCGGGCCGCTCTGCGCACCTGGGCTGACGAGGACGTGAAGTGGGAAACCATCGACCGCCTCGGCGACGTGGGCGCGAACCTCGATGTTCCGTTTCTCACGTCAACGGCTGCGGACAAAAACACCTGGGTCACCAACAACGCTGATCGCGTTCTGTTCGGTGCCACCCGGGCAAACTACTCCACGACGTTTGCCACTGCGGCCGGCAACGTGGACAGCACCGACGACAAGCTGACCCGCTCGGCCGTGTCCATGCTCAAGCGCATGGCTCTGACGGCAAGCCCGCGCATCACTCCGATCCGCGTAGAAACCCGCTCCAATCGGCGTTACTTCGTGGCGTTTGCCCATCCCTTCGTGTTCCGCGATTTCGTCAAGGACTCCGAGGATGTGCAGGCAAAGGTGTCCGTGATCGAGCGGAACGAGGGCATCTTCCTCGGCGGCGATCGTGAGTGGGATGGTGTCATTCTCCACGAGGTTGACGACATGCCCATCTATGAGGGCATCGGCAACGGCGGTATTCCGATCTCCCCGGTCTACCTCGTCGGCCAAGAAGCCCTCGGCTGGGCCATCAAGTCCCGCTACAAGTCCCGCGAGCAGACGGACGATTATGATCAGGTCACGGGCCTGGGCATGATCGGCAAATGGGGCATGAAGAAGCTCGGTTATTCCAGCCACTTCAACGACGGCACCGGCGATGCGACCGTTTACGGCAAGCAGCGCGGTGTCGTGACTGGCTTCTTCGGCGCGGTGGGCGATTAGTCTTGAGTCTCCCATGAATTGAAGTAGACTAGCCAAAGCAAAAAGGGCTGGTCATATGGACATTATTGGGAGACGTAAAAAGGCTGAGAGCGAGGCAGACCTAGAATACATTCGGCAAATTCTAGACTACAACCCAGAGACGGGCGATCTAGTCTGGAAGGAAAGAAGATCGCTTCGCGTTAACGCGGGCGATCTGGCCGGGTTTATTAGGAAATCTGGCTATCGCTTTATCAAGATCGACGGCAGGGGTTTCATGGCCCATCGGCTAGCCTGGGCGCTAGCGCATGGGCGGTGGCCTGCCGAAGACATCGACCATATCAATGGTCAACCAGCCGATAACCGTCTTGCCAATCTACGGGAAGCTTCGCGATCCCAGAACTGCGCTAACCGCACCAATAGGGGCGTAGGCAAAAGCGGGATTAAGGGCATCCAGTGGCACAAGGCGAACCAGAAATGGATCGTCGCCGTCGGCAAGAAATACGTCGGCTCATTCTCGAATATCGAGGACGCTCAGGCTGCCTACAGGCGCGTGGCAGAAGAGCTTTATGGGCAATTCACGCGCCATGACTAGGAGAGAAAATTGGGCGATTATTGGACAAATGCTGTGCGCCATCCCGAAGATGTCGGGGTCGGCCACATCCGCCGTACCGTTGTAGCCAACGTGGCGGCCCTGACGAGCGGTAACGGCCTGCCGATCGGTGCTCTCGAGGCGGGCGCTGTCCCGCTCTATGCGCATGTGACCGTGCAGACCGCTTTTAACGGCACGACCCCGGCCCTTGTGGTCGGAACGACTGCCGACGATGACGGTTTCGCCGCGGCTGCCGGAACGGCTGTTGATGCGACCGGCTTCAAGGGCAACCTCTCGGGCGCCCTGACCGGCCACCCGCTGGCTGCCAATACCGTTGTGTATGCCAAGCTGACCGGCACGGGCGTCACCACGGGCAAAGCCATCGTGACGCTTGAGTTCGTCAACAAGCGTGAAGTCGAAGGCATCCCCTTTCCACAGAACTGATGAACCAAGAGGGGGCTTAACGGCTCCCTCTTCCTTTTTCGGGGGCTCTGAGAAGGAACAGCCACGATGAAATTCACCTACAATCCCACTGACGGCGACAACGATGTGACGACCATCTTCGGCAAGGTTGTCGAGGCCGGCGACTCCGTTGAGATCACCGACGAGCGCCAAATCGAGAAGCTCAAGGGCCATCCGGAGTTTCAGTCTTCCAAGTCGCGCACCTCGGCCGAGAGCCAGGAGCGGGCAAAGGAAGATCAGAAGCTCGGGAAGATCCTCGACACCCGCGCCAAGAAGGCGGCCGACGCTCGCGCCAAGGCCGACGCGGCTGATGCCGAGGCCGATGCCGCCGAGCGTGCCCGCATTCAGGCACAGGCGATTGCCGACGCCCGCGAAGAGGCCGGCGAGTAACAACCAGGGGCGGGGCTTCGCGCCCCGTCTTCCTCCTCTCAGGGGCGACACATGCCAAAGACAAGCACGGAACTGGCGGAAGAGGCCCTTGGCGTCCTGCAGATGGGGCAGCAGCTCAATCCGGAGGATGTGACCTTCGTTGAGGCCCGCATTGAGCCTCTCGTTGCGCAACTCGGCCTTGAGGGCTCGGTCTATGTCGGCGATGCCGATGAAATCGATGATGCCTATTTCCTGCCGCTGGCCGAGCGCTTGGCCCTAGAGGTGGCCTCACGCTTCGGGCTTCAGGTTCCTGACCTCGCCACGAAGGAAGCCGCCAATCAGGTTCTGCGCCGCCTGAACCGCGAGACATGGACCGATTGCCCGGTCAAGGCTGAGTATTTCTAAATGGTAGCAGTGTCATTTCCCAAGTCTTCCACTCCAGGGCTGCGTCCAGGGGAGGGAGAAGGAAGATTGGTGAACGCCTATGTCGAGCAGGCAGGCGATGCGATCTATATTCGCCGCACGGCTGGGCTTGTGGCATTTGCCAGCACTGGCCAGACCAACACACGCGCCCTTCTTGACGTGAATGGAGCGATTGTTCAGGTCGCGAATAATGCCGTAATCGTCATCCCGGCAGGCTCCACCACTGCTACCTGGCTTGGTCCGCTGACCGGGTCCGATGGCGTAATGATCGCCCGAAACAATCGGGTGACAAGCGGTGTCTCAACTCCCGATATCGTGGCGGTGCGGGAGAGCGGAGGCGCAAACCTCATTTCAACAACAAGCGGCGTCTTTGCTTATCCGGACGCGGATCTCCCGGCTACAGCCAACAGCGTTGACTTTCTAGACGGCTTCTTCGTCTTCACGGTTAAGGATGGCCGGATTTTCGCCTCGCAATTGAACGATACGGCAACTGAGGCCCTGTCCTTTGCGTCTGCCGAGGCCAAGCCTGATGGGCTGGTCCGGGGCTTTGTCTTTTCTGGACGCTATTACGCCTGCGGTACAGAGACGATCGAGGTATGGAAGAACAACGGCGGACAGCCTTTCCCGCTGATCCGCTTCCCATCAGTCATCCCGGTTGGCCTTCTCACGGCAATGGCGGTGGCTGGCTTTGAAACCGGATGGGATCGAGAACCGTATTTCGTCGCGCATGACGGCACGGTGCGGGCGCTCCAGGGGTTCGACGTTCCGAAAGTCTCCACGCCCGACGTCGAAGCCTTTATCGCTAAATCCACCGTCTCGACCCTTGAGGCCTGCGTCTACACGGCCAAGGGCAATGCGTTCTGGTCGCTCTCGTCGGATCAAGGGACCTGGGAACTGAATGTCACGACGGGCCTATGGCACGAGCGCCAGAGTGAAGGCCTGAACCGGTGGCGCGGCTCGCGTTCGATCAAGAGCAATGGCAAATGGATCGTGGGTGACGAACTCTCCACGAACCTCCTGATTGTCTCGGACACCCTCCGCACGGAACTCGGGCAGCCTGTTGCCTGGACGATCGAGAGCGCACCCTTGAAGGACTACCCGTCTCGCGTGGCTATTCCTGGCGTTTTCGGCGACTTCACGCAGGCAGATGGCGTTCTGGTTGAAGTGTCATGGTCGCATAACGGCGGCACGAGCTGGGCCACGCCTATCCCGCGCACGCTCGACGGCGCAGACCGCCATCCCGTGCGCGTCAACCGTATTGGTCTTTCGACGCAGCACGGCCTCCGAGTGCGCTATTCCTCGTCCTCTGAGGGCGATTTCTCCTTCATGGGCGCTTCGGTGCCTGATCCGCAGGTAAGAGCCGCCTAATGGCCAAGCCAGACATTGATGCGCTGCTGAACACGCAGCCGCCGACGCCTGACCGGGACATTACGCTTGTCAATCAGGATGGGAAGCCCACCTCCTTCTACTTGGATTGGTTTCTCGCCCAAACTGACTGGATGCGGCAGAATGTTGTCCGAACCGATAAGCGCATCGACACTGTAAAGGCCGAAAGCGATGAGGCCATTGCCGAGTTCAGCGAGGACATTGAGGCCCTCGTATCGGCAGACGCGGCCATGGTGTCGCAGATCACGACCCTGACAACTACAGTCGGAAACAACACTTCAGCCATTCAGAACGAAGTCACCGCGAGAGCCAACGGCGACAGTGCCTTGGCTGGCCAGATAACTACGGTCAACGCCAAGGCCAACAACGCGACGGCAAACGGGGAGATCTTCTTTGCTGCAAAGGCAGCGCCGGGCGGGGCTACGGCGGCCTATGGGCTTTATCTCACTGCCGGCGCCGCCTTCGCTGGCATGGAAATCCTCGCCGACAGCGGCGGTGGCGGCTCGATTGCCTTCACGGCGAATGATTTCAAGCTGACCGACAGCGGCACCGCCCAGAACGTCTTCAGCTACGGCTTTGACTCGACGGTTGGGAAGAGCGTCTTCAAATTCAATGTTCCTGTTCAAGTTCAGACGATCGACATTGCCACTGAAGCGGTGACAAAGCCCAGAACGGTAGCGATCAATTCCTCCTCAACGGTAGGGAATACGGGCGGCAACTGGGTCAACATCATCAACCATACCGTCCAGGCAGATGGGGGCTCGTACCCCGCCCTTGTGATTGCTGACTTCATGTACCGGGTTGTGGCCAACTCAGGCACGAGCGACGGCGATTGGCGGCTTGTCCGCGACCGAAACGGCAATCTTGACAACCTTCGCAGCGGCAGCCTGATCGTGTTCACCAACTGGTTTCCCGTGCTCACGGCCCGCCTTGTGACCGACGTTCGAGACAATGACGTCTTCCGGCTTCAGGTCAGGGTCGGCGGCGACAGCACCGCGGCTTTCCAATTCGACGACAAGGCGATCCTTGTCGATCTCCGCAAGCGCTAATCCATTCACACGAGGAGGCTTCTGTGGCTTCACCAATGTCAGGATCTTCGGGACGCAAGGCTGCCGTCGCGGTCATGGACTACCTGAACAATGCCCAGGACGAGTCCGATCTTCGCACCCTGAAGAGCACCCGCAATGCCATCTCTGCGCTGCGGAGCGGCTATACGTCGGCGAAGTCGCACTATGGCGACGCCAAGGATCTGTTCAACCCGTATGCCGAGGCGGGTCTTGAGGCTCTCGGCGGCTACACCGACGCCATCGGCATGAACGGGGCAGAAGGGAACGACCGTGCCGTCGCCAGTTTTCGCGCTGGCCCCGGCTACCAATGGGCGGTGGATCAGGCAACCGATGCGGTCGCGCGCAAGCAGGGTGCTATTGGTGCGCTCGGTTCCGGCAACACCATGGCGGCGATTTCCGACCGCGCAGGCCACATGGCCGATCAGGAATACGACGATTATCTCGACCGGCTCAATGGTGTCGTGGGTCTCGGCTACAACGCCACGACCGCGCAGGCTGGCATTGAGAAGGGTATCGGCGACCTCGGCATGACCTACGGGGCGGGCAAGGCGGCCATTCACGGCGACCGCATGCGCCTCGATGCGTCCACGGCAGCCAACACGGCGGGACAGTATGCGAGTGCCCTTCAGGGCGGCATGATGGCAGGCGAGAACGCCGCGGCGAACCGCTGGGGCCTGGGGATGAACCTGTTGAGCGGGGGCGCAAGCTTCCTCGGCGGCGGCGGTTTGGGTCAAATCAAGAAACTCTTCGCATAAGGGAGCCTGAGACATGGCATCTTACGGGCCGCCCATTTTAGATTTCTCGCCCATCGGCAATCTCGGCAACACCTTTCTCAAGGCTCGCCGGGATGCGGATGAGCAAGAGCAAAAGCAGGCAATTCGGCAGACGCTGGCGAGCCTTGGCGAGGGCAACGCCGATTACGATACGATCGGCAAAAAGCTCCTGTCGCTCGGCGAGCTCTCGGGCGGCCTCGGCTTCATGAAGCTGGGACAGGAAGAGAAGCTGCGGGGCGCGCAAAGTGCAGCGGATCGCGAGGCCTACAGGCTTCTCGGTGGTGGTTCTGTCGGCGCTGATCCAACATACGCCCCGTCTGCTGGCACCCCGCGCGCCAACATCGAAGGCACGGTTCACGTCGCTGAGACCGAAGATGACGTTCAGCGTCTCGAGCGCGCTACCGGGATGAACGTCGAGCCGGATCTCGATAAAGTAGTCCGTACGGTTTACGGCGAGGCGGGTAATCAAGGCGTGATTGGGCAAACGGCTGTTGCCAACGTCATTGCCAACCGGGCGCAACAGTCAGGAATGACACCCTCGGACGTGGTTCTCGCCAAGGGGCAGTTCGAGCCGTGGTCGGATCCGGAGGCGCGCGCCCGCATGGAAGCGCTCGACCCGAGCTCGCCTGAGTATCAGCAGCTTGCCAGCATTGCGCGGAACGCTCTCACAGGCCAGGGCGCGGACCCGACAGGCGGGGCAACCCATTTCTACGCTCCGAAGGCACAGGCCGCCCTTGGCCGCAACGCTCCCGGCTGGGACAACGGCACCGGTCGCGATATCGGCGATCATCGGTTTTTCAGTCTCGGATATGGCCCGCAGGGACGGGTTCAGGTGGCGCAGGCTGACGTTCCGGCTGCGGGCGCTCGCGAGGCACAAGGCTTTGTCGTGCCAGGCTCCGAGGGCGCGCCTCGCAACCAGCGCATTGCCAACCTCGAAAGAGCGTTGACGAGCCCGAACCTCTCCGACAATGCGCGACGGGCTCTGCAATCACGGCTCGATCGGGAATACAAGCTTCTGGACGAGGCCGGAAAGAAGACCGAGCTCCAGCGCAACTATGAGGCGGCCAGAGAGCAAGGCTTTGAGGGATCGATCGTTGATTACCAACTTGCGATCCGGAAGGCGGGGGCCACTACCGTCAACAATAATGTTGGTGGCGATGCGATCGAGCCAGAGTTCAACAAGGAGACCGGCAAGTCAGTTGCGAAGCGGTTGGACGCCATAGCTCAAGAAGGCGACACGGCCCGCTCTGATCTCGCCATGGTCGATCAGCTCCGCAGCGTCGGCGGGGCCATCAACTTCAACACGATGCCAGCCCTTCGCGGCCAGCTCGCTGAGTATGGCATCAAGATCGGCAATGACGTCGGCGAGATCCAGGCTTATAATTCCATCGTTGACAAGCTGACGCCTCAGCAGCGCGTACCGGGAACGGGCGCTTCGTCTGACCTTGATGTGCGGATGTTCAAGAACTCCCTCCCGCGTCTCATCAATACGCCGGAGGGCAATGCTCTCATCATGGACACGATGCAGGCCATGGGCGAAGACAAAATCGCTCGGGCAGCCATTGCTGAGCGGGCTCAGACGGGCGAGCTAACCCCAGCGCAGGCCATCAAAGAGCTTCGCGCTCTGCCGTCGCCTCTGGCGGCATTCAAAGAGCGGGTCAAGACGCTTGGGCAGGGAACAGCGGAGCCCAGACAGTCGGCGCCCCCTGCTGAGAAGCCCGCACCACAGGCCCCAGCCCCCGTCCAAGGCGCACGCCAGGCCGCTGATGGGAACTGGTACGTTCCTGATCCGAACCGCCCCGGCAAATACCTTCAGGTGCAACAGTAATGGCAGGCCCAACCTTCAAGCCGGTAGACTTCGACCCGTTCGCGGCTCCGGCTCCGAGTTCGAAGCAGCCGACCTTCATCCCTGTGGATCATGATCCGTTTGCAGAGGCAAAGCCTTCTGTCGTCGAGGACGTGGCAAAATCGGCAGGCGCAGGCTTGCTGGAAGGTGGCATGCAGATGTCAGGCGCACCGGCCATGGTTCTGCGGAATGCTGTCAAGGCAGGCGCCGCAATTGCCGATAAGGCACGACAGGCTGTTGGTCTCTCTCCAATCCCGCAAGAGACGTTCGATGAACTCGATAAGCCTTGGCCCGGCGAGCCTGAGTTCAATAAGCCAGTCGTTCAGCAGGTCGTCGACCCCTTTCATAAGCCCCAGACCACTGCGGGCGAGTACGCCAAGACTGTCGGCGAGTTCACGGCAAGCGCCCCTCTCGTCCCAGGCGGGGTAGTGGCTAAGACATTGCAGACGGTCGGGCCCGCTCTGGTCACGGAATTCGCGGGGCAGAAAGCTCGCGAAATAGCCCCTGAACTGGAACCTTACGTGCGGACGGGGGCGGCGGTAATCTCAGGCGGCGCGGCGGCCTTTACACCGCGCTCTGCGCCGAAGGCTGTTGCCGCTTCCCACCTGAGCCAAGTGACGGATGATGCCGTACTTGCGGCTGGGAGGCTGATGGAAGAGGCACAGGCTCGTGGCATCGGTCTGACGTGGCCCGAGGCCATCGCTCAAGTGTCCGACAATGCCACGAGCCTTACGACCCTTCAGCGGTTTGTGGAGGCCTCAGAGGCGGGCGGAGAAGTTATGCGGGGCTTCATGGCGCGCCGTCCGAGCCAGGTTGAAGAGGCCGGCCGATCTGCCTTCAGTGAGATTGCCCCGCCGATCAACAATCCATCGGCAATCGGGCCTGAGATCGGACGGGCAGCTCAAGGCACGGTCGACGAGGTGCAGGGTGCCATCAACACAGCAACCCGCCCGGCTTATCAAGCGGCTGAGGGGGCTCTCGTCGAGCCTCAGGCCTTCGCTCGGTTGGTTCAAGATCCGCTATTCGCGCAGACGCTGCGGGAAGTGCGCTCAGATCCGTCACTCAGCCGCACCATTGCCAACCTGCCGGATGAGGCAGTAGGAACCGTGGATCTTGTGCAGCGGCGGATGCGCGAGGCGGCGGACAATGCAAGCCTCCCGGGCCAGGCTAGCACAAGCAATCTCCGAGCGGCCAACTTTGAGAACGCCCGCAACCCAGCGATTGAGGCGGCAGAGGCGGCGACAGGTGGTCCTACGGGCTCCTATGCCACTGCGCGCGCCGCTCAACAGGAACTCCGCTCAAAGTACCTTCAGCCCATCATGGACGGCCCGCTCGGGCGCTTGGCTCAGAAGGATCTGACCACGAAGAACGCTATTGATGCTCTATTTCCGAGCAACCCGCTCCCAGGCGGAGCGCAGGAGGCCGGGGCGGCAGTCACGGCGCTCGCGAAGAAGAACCGTTCGGCTGCTGAACGCCTTGTACGCGCCCATGCCGAGAGCGTCTTCAACGAGGCCACGCAAAGGCTTCAGACGGGCGCCAATGAGTTCGGCGGGGCCAAGTTCGCTGCGCAGCTGGTCGGCAATGCTGAGCAGGGCGCGGCGCTCGAGGCGGCTATCCGCGCCCTGCCTGATGGCGGGGCGCGTTGGGACGGCTTCAACAAATTCCTTAACGTGCTCGAAGCGACTGGCAAGCGGCAGCGTCAGGGCTCGCCCACCGCGTCGAACCTTCAGATTGAGGAAAGCATGCGCTCAGGCGGGAAGGTCGGGGAAATCTCGTCGCTCGCCTCAGGTGGCTTCCTGAAGCTTCCTGAGCGACTGAAGCAGGCCTATGAGCGCTATCGGCTGGGGCAGGGGACGGCTGAACTGGCGAAACTATTTACTGACCCTGCGGCCTTGCCCGTATTCCGGCAGCTTGCCCGAGAAGGCGCGGGGTCCTCAAAAGCGCAGGCTCTTTCCGCGCGCCTTATCGCGATCGGAGGAGCCGAAGCGGGTCGAGGCACCTCGGTACAGTCGCAGTAGGGCGTAGATCAGGAACGAGGTGATAAGAGCAAAGGCGAAGCCAAGGAACGGCGCTGCCAGACCATTGCCCTTTGCATCAAAATAGCCGTTCTGAACAAGCCATATCCCGCCCATCGTTCCCACGAAGAACAGGGCGAAGAAAAGCAGTTTGGGCATCCGACTCATACAGAGAATATGCCTATGAGCCGGGGAGGGTGCAATGGGGCTATGGAGCGAAGTACTTGAGCAGGCCGGCAGCGGCGAAGATGGCGACGACAAAAGCCAGAAGCTGCATGGTGCTTGGGAGGGAGTTCACCCGCCCCTTCACCTCGGCTAGGTCAGCAGCGGATGCCTTGTGCTTAAGCTCGGCTTCTATGGAGGCCAACCGGGAGTCATTAGTCCGACGAAAATCGGTTACGCTCTCGATGAGCTTATCCAGCTTGCCATCGATCTTCTTGAAGTTGTCTTCCAGGGCTGTGACGCGTGCTTCCATAGGGTCAAATGTGCTCCCGCCACCGCCTCCTGACAAGGAGGGGCCTTCAGATTGAGGGTACTCGCCGCGGCTTCGGACAGGTGAACTCATATAGTGAACGTTCCCGTTGGGGTCGTCGGTTCCTGTGGGGTGAGGGGCGGGGCTCATTTCGCCGGGATTTTTCTGACAATGTTCTCGGGAATAAGTTCAATAGTCCCATGCTCATCAAGATACTGAAGTACTTCCTGAAGTAGAGATGCTTGCCGGAGAGCCTCTTTTAGGCTGAGTCGGTATTTCTTGTCCGGTGTTATACTACGTTTTTCATCAACGATCTCGTCCACTACCATCGTTCGCTGAAGCCGATCTACAATCTCTGCGTTCAAAGACCGCTTATTTTTCTTGGCAGCCTCTTTCAGATACTCCCGCATCCCATCCGGGAGACGAAGAATATACTTATCTTGGAATTTGGCTGGGGTGTCTTCACTCATCCGACCACCATAATGGCACGGTGCCAGAAAATAAATCCATGGCACCGTGCTATAAGTTATTGACGCTCGTATGGCACCGTGCCATATATTTGCACATGGCACGGTGCCATGAGGTAACGAGATGAGGCAAGCAGCACCTAGCAGAGAGCTAGACAAAGTTATTGTGAGACTCCCGAACGGAATGCGACCGGCGCTAGCAGCACAGGCTGCAGCGAACCATCGATCAGTGAACGGCGAGATAGTCTACATCCTCGAACGCGCTTTGCGTGCGGGGAAGAACGACGGCAGGGCTGAGTTTCCAAGCCAACCCCTGCCGTCGTCGCAAAACCAGCCTGTTTCAGCAGGCTGACCGTCAACCCTGGTAATGAAGGTACCAAGATGACTTCTCAGACATATAATTCAGTTCTCAGCGCCGTCCAAGGCGCTTTGCAAGATCCGCCCATTGACGCGAGCCGCCAGCCAGTTGTGTTCATCCGAGGAGGCGAGATTTTCGCCAGCAGTCGTGATGTTGCCCTAGGCTTTGACAAAGGCCATCGTCACGTTCTCGAAGCCATTGATAATCTTATCAAACAGGAGCCGGACCTGGGTCTGCGGAATTTTCGGCAGACCCCCTATGTCGAGCCTCAGAACGGACAGACCTATCGTTCGTTCGATATGGATCGTGATGGCTTCACTCTTCTTGCCATGGGCTTCACCGGGACCAAAGCGCTGAAATGGAAACTCAAGTACATTGCCGCGTTCAATGCGATGGAAGCAGAGCTGCGTAGGCGGTCATCCGGTCCCATGGTCCCACAGACTCTCTCCGAAGCACTGCGTCTTGCGGCTGACCAGGCAGAGGAAATTGAGCGTCAGGCAAACGAGATTAAAGCGTTTGCTCCCAAGGTTGCTGCTCATGCCCGCCTCGCTGAAGCTTTCGGGTCTATGTGCATCACAGACGCAGCGAAGACGCTCCAGATCAATCCGCAGGTCCTCTTTCGATGGCTGAGAGCTAACTCTTGGATCTACAAGCGGATCGGTTCGACCGAGGATGTGGCCTACCAGGACAAGATTAAGGCTGGGTACCTCGAACACAAGGCCACGCCAGTACCGCGTCCGGATGGCACTGAGAAGGTCGTAACGAGAGTTCGCGTGACGCCGAAGGGCCTCGCTAAGCTCGCAGAGATCTTCAACGCCTCTGTTCCGCAAGGGGAGGTGCACTGATGGACTCGGAGCGTTTCGGTGAACTGATCGGGGAGATGGCCTACGCCTTAGTAAAGGCAGCTTCACCCGAAGAGGCGGATGAGATGCAGCGTCGATGGACTGAGGCTGGAGAACTCTTCCCCCTGGCGGTCATGATGACAAGCAATGTCGTTCAAGCAGTCACGCCGCTGCAGGTCAGACTGGCTGAGATCATCGATGAGGCTGCCTCTAGGCGCCCGTCCTAACCCGCTAAACAAAGCGGCCCTCGAAGATGGCTGTCACACCTTCGAGGGCCTAAGCCTCAACGAAATTATAGGGAATGCCGCCGATGGCTTCAGCACAAGCTACTACAATTGAACCGGTTTTTGAAGAGTCTTCAGCAGAACCGCCGCCATCCCGAGTGACGCCTCTCGATCTAGAGGCCCCTTTAGCAGAAGCACTTTCATTAGTGATCGCACTGATTGCAGTTCACGAAAGTGCTCAGCCCAATCGTGATACGGTTAGTTTCTTGGCCTACGAAGCCAAGGACCGGCTGGTAGATCTCACAGCGCAATGGACGACGCTCTATGAGGCCACACGGCACTAAACTTCCACTCTTATGTCGACCGAACGGGCTCGCTTCGGCGGGCCTATTTCTATGGAGCCCCCATGGCCAATACAGCTCCTTATGAGGTGAACGTCACCGGGACGGATGATGAAACGTTCGTCATTGCTATTCCCTTCGAGAATGCAGACGGGACGGTCTTCCCCTTTGACCAGTATGAGATCGAGTACTCGCTAACCCGTGGCGGTAGCCGGCGCCTGTTCCTTACCCAGAGCAATGGCATCACGATCGACGACGGTACCGTCCTCTTCAGTGCTGGCGAGCCTATCCATCGCGGCCAGTATGAGCACGGCTGCCGCATTCGCAGGATCACGACCGGGCAACTCACTCAGATCTTCGACGGCACCGTGACCATCGGCGAGGGCAACTTCCAATGAGAGTTCAGATCAGGCCTCGCGGCCCATCATCCGTCAAACTGAAGTTCATGCCTGGGCTCCCCGGTCCGCAAGGCATCCAGGGCATTCAAGGAAGCCTCTGGTATTCGGGTTCTGGTGTTCCCAGTGCCGCCGCGCACCGTGTGGGCGATTGGTATCTGAATGTTGCCAATGGCGATGTCTATGAGAAGACAGGTGAGGCCACGTGGACCGTGCGGGATAACCTGACTGGCCCACAGGGCTTACAGGGCATTCAAGGCATCCAAGGCCTGAAGGGTGACCAAGGCATCCAGGGTATCCAAGGCATTCAAGGTGTCCAGGGTGACAAAGGGTGGTCCCCCATTCTCGCGGTGGTCACAGACGGAACGCGGCGCGTTCTTCAGGTCATTGACTGGACCGGGGGCGCGGGCACGAAGCCAGCGACTGGGAGCTATATCGGCCCGACCGGCTTGGTGGCTTCCATCGCCAGCGCTGTTGACATCCGCGGCCCAGCCGGTCCAACAGCCAGCGCTAACAGCATCGATAACACGATGCTGGCCGATATGGCCGTCAACACGATCAAGGGACGTGTAACGGCGGGAACAGGCGATCCGGAAGACCTTACCGGTGCGCAAGCGGCTGGCATCATGCCGGTGGTCCGCTATGACGTGGCTCAATCGTTGTCTGCCACACAGCAAAAGCAGGCGCGCGACAACCTCGGGCTGAAATGGAGGCCAATCCATGAAATCATCGTCGATGCAGTTAATTTGGCGGAAGCGATTGTCTCCATTCCAGCGGATGTAGATATCCTCCGCGTGTCAGGTGCCATTTTCGCGACGAACAATGCGGCCAACGACCTCGCCGCCCGCATCAGCCTCGACAATGGGGCATCGTTCCCCTTTGCCGCCGACGACTATCTGTCTGGCCTCTTGGTGAATATCGGTACAACCGTTTCAGCGTCTGGGAACACCCCAATAAGTTACATGCGCCTGTCCGGGAGCCATCTAATCACAGGAGCCGTGCCACTGTTCGTCTCTGCACTTATAATGCCCGGGTCACCCTCTCATCAGCCATCATTCTTCTCGCAAAGTGCTGCCTACAATTTTGGCGGCGCAAGTGGCTACGTAAATGGGATGTTCAACGGCTTCTACCGAACAACGGGACGCGCAACGCATTTGAAGTTTCTACTGTCCGCAGGCGCAGCATTCGGGTCGAAAACGCGCATCTTGATCGAGGGACGATAACAATGGCTAAGGTGTTCGTGTGGCAGGATGGCGAGATCGTGGAGGTGGATGAAAGCACTCTCGACCCGATTGCGCCTGCCCCGCTGCCAACCATCTCGGCCCGGGTTTATAAGGCTCCAATGTTCCGTCGCATGACCGATGAGGAATATGAGCGGTACCTACAAATTAGGACTGGTTTTCCGCCGCGGCTGCAGGCGATCTTCGATGCTGCGGAATACTTGTCACCGGATGATGAGTTCTGGCCGGATCTGATGGCTGCCGCCGAGCAGGTTTATGGGACAGAGCGAGCCGCTGAGTTGCTGGCGCCCACTGCCTAGCCGAGGCGTGTGAAAACAACGTTGATGTATTCCCCCTCCTGAATTCGGTCAGTCACCTCAAAGCCGGTCCGCTCGGCCAAGATGTCGGGCGATCTGCCCATCAGGAAAAGCGTGTGAAACCTGGTGAAGGCGTATCGATATTCATAGCAGGGCGAAGAGTGAGCCATCCGCGCCTTCGGTTTCAGGAGCGTATGAAAATCGCGAAACTGTGAAACTGGATCGCGGAAGTGTTCAATTACGTTGTTGGAGAAGATGCCGTCGAAAATAGCCGATATGGAAGCGCGTTCTTTGACAACGAACTGGCCGTCCGTTTCGGCGCTGGGTTCATAGCCCCACACATCGAACCCTTCTCCGCGCAGTTGCGAGATGGTCTGACTCCAGACGCCTCCGCACCCCCAATCGAGATAAAGTCCGTCTCGCTCGGGTCTCAGAGACCGGAAGGTTCTCGTTTCATTGGGCGTGGAGTCGCTCTCTGAATAGCGAGTATACAAAAGCTGATAATCGAGATCGACGAAGGCTTCGTCCAGATCGAGATACTTCTGGGCGCCAAAGACGCACTCGCATTGGGGGCATCTATAGCGCTCCAACTCGCCGCCGCCGAACTGGCAACGGTCTGTCCGCACCTCAAAGCCGTTCCGCTTGTCCGTGTAGTCGCACACGATGCAGCGTAGATCGCGCGTCGGCAGGCTGGCTTGATAAGCGCGATCAAGGGCCTGCCAGAACGCTTTGACGGAATACGCCTCATTCAGCAGGATCTGCTTTTCAATTCGCTCAAGGCGCTTGTTTAGATCGTCGGTCATGCCCCCCTTCTACTTGAGGAGCGTGGCCTCTGCCAAGGCGCACCCTGCCGCATTTTGCACCTCACGAGGACATCATGACCACCGAGACATCGGGGGGCGCTTTGTCGCGTCCACAGAACCAAGTTGATTACGACGTTGCCCTGGAGATCGCCTCCCATGAGGCCATTATCCGCCAGGCCTACAAGGACAGCGTAGGGAAGTGGACATGGAGCGTCGGCCTGACCTCGGCCACGGGCCACGACGTCGAGCGATACATCGGCAAGCCTCAGACCCTGGAGAAGTGCCTCGCTGTCTATGCCTGGGCGCTCGAAAACTATGCGGAGGAAGTCAGGGCGGCCTTCGCCGAGCACAGCCTGACCAAGGTACAGTTCGCGGGGGCTCTGTCCTTCCATTGGAACACAGGCGCGATCAGGCGAGCCTCTTGGGTCAAGCTCTGGAAGGCAGGGGATATCGCAGGCGCCCGCAAGGCCTTCATGGAGTGGAGCAAGCCCGCCGAGATCATCCCACGCCGACAGAAGGAGCGCGATCTCTTCTTCGATGGCAAGTGGTCCAACGACGGCACCATGATCGAATATACCCGCCTGACCTCCAAGAGCACTCCGGTCTGGTCGAGCGCCAAGCGCATCAACGTGGAGAAGGAACTACGGGCCGCATTCGCTTTACCCCCGGCTCCTGCACCTGTGCCAGATCCGGCACCGCTACCGCCACCTCCCGACATCGAACCTACTCCGGTTCCCGTCTCCCAGCCCGCCACTTCAGGCGGGTTTTTCTATGCCTCGGCCAAACGCCTCCTCGAGGCCCTCTTCGGAAGGAAAGCCTGATGCCGCCTATCATCGGATTGCTGCTCCAATACGCCCCGGACCTGATCGGCATGTTTGCCGGCGACAAGACCGGCGCCGCGGCCGGGAAGGTCGCGGATGCCGCCAAGGTCATCTTCGGCACCGACGATCCGAAGGCGGCGCAAGCCCAGATCGAAACGGACCCGAAGCTTGCCGGGGTCTTTGTCGAGCAGGCCAGGACGGCGCTTGAGGTCTTCCGCCTGGAGATCCAAGACATTCAGGACGCCCGGGCGCAGACCCTTGCCCTGAACAACAGTGGCTCGGTCATGGCCTGGGGCGCGGCGATCGTGTCGGTTCTCGTCACCATCATGTTCGGTGGGGCGCTGTACTTCGTCTTGGCTCGATCAATCTCCTTTGATGAGCGGCAAGCCACGATCGCTAACATCCTCCTCGGCGTCCTCGGCGCCGCTCAGATGCAGGTCATCAACTATTGGCTCGGCAGCTCGTCGGGTTCCAAGCGGTCGGGTGATGCCGTGAGGACCATTGCCGAGCGGGCGATTTCTGAGACGGTCACGCATCGGGCGGGGTCGTAAGCATGCAACTCAGTTGGGACATCAACCTCGCAAGCCTGTTCACGATTACAGTGGCCGCTCTGGGTTTCGCTCGGTACTGCATCCAGAACGAGCAGAAGGCGAACGCTGCCGAGAAGAGGGCCGCGGAAGCCGAAGCGCAGGCGCGGCTTGCCCACGAGAAGATCGCCCTGCTTCAGGCCTCCATCAACGCCCGGGAGATCACACAAGCTGAACGCCTTGTCTCTCGCGATGTGCTGCGGGAGGTCGAAGAGCGCCTCTCAAGGTCGATCGACCAGCTCGGCCACCGTTTTGAAGGCCTTGGCGAGAAGCTGGATGGCTTCGTCAAGGAACTGATCAGCCACCGGAAGGGGAGCGGGTAGCTTACCGGCCCTGTCCATAGTGCCGGTGCCAAGCGCTTTCGCTCCAATCCGGCATGGTCGAGATCCGGCGCCCGCCGCATGAGGAGCATCGGAGCTTCAGAGCCACGTCAGGAACTGGCATATCGCCAGGGAAGCCATCGGCATCGAACAATGCTTCGTGTCCGCATCCGGGGCTGTTGCACGTCGCCAGAAGAGACCGGACGCCTTGCCCCCTCATATTGGTAAGGGTCATAGGCGGGATCTCGCTTCCATCCTCATTGTAGGCACGGCGGGGATTGCGGGGTGGCTTTGACATGAATCAATCCCACTAGAACGAAGCGGGAACATGCCTTGAGAAGATAAAGGGCTCCAATGCCGCTCACGAATTTGTCCCCATATTACACAGGACCATGAACTTAACGGGAACATTGAGCCGGGTTCGTTCACGTTAATCGCATTAGAAGCCCGCTGGCGGCTAAAAGCTGGCGTAGGCTGTTGGGTACAAACTGTACCACTTTTGGCCCTGAGGGGGCCTTTAAACGCAAAACTCGGCCCATCTGCTTGACTGGGATGGCTCGGCTGTGAGATTATGAATATGTGGAGCTGAAGAGATTCGGTTCCTGATACGAAAAAAGCCGGGGTTAGCGGCCCCGGCCTTCGTATCCAACCGCAATAGCCCTGAGAAAGCTTGCGGAAGTTGGTATTGAGTACACGTGCTGTATGGCACGAATGCCCTCTTTTGTCAAGCTCTCTCAGGTTCCATTTAACGGAGACCTAGACTTGACAGCACTTCCAAAACACCACCGCGCACCGTCCCACCACCTCACGTTTGAGGAGGCTGTTGATGTGCACATGCGCCTTGCCGCCCGCGAGATCTACTCGCGGATTGCCGCTCGCTATGACGTCAACCAGGGCCGCATCGCCGACGTGAAGTTCGGCCGCCTTCACCCGGGTAGTTACGAAGAAGCCCAGCGCCGGATGGGCAAGTAACATGGCCAGATGCACAGCACCAGTAAATGGCCACCGCTCATCGAGCGCTGCCGCGGCCTGCCCTGCATGTGGTGGTGGCCGCTTTCGCAGCTCCGGCGGCTACAGTGGCAACTACGGCTATAGGTCGAGCTCGTACCCGTCTTACTCTTCGTCGGGGAGCAGTGCGGGCGGCGGAAGCAGCGGCGGCGGATCCGGCCGCAGCGTAAGGCCGCACTGGTCGCGAGTCAGTTCGCCCGTGTTGTACACGTCTGCCGAGGTGAGGGCACTCACGCCGATCCGTGAAAGTGTCGAAAGACTAGCGCCTCTGGACCGTCGGGACGTCTTCCTCTGCCATGCATGGGACGATCGGCAAGGGGCTGCCAAGGAGTTGCACGATCTGCTTGAGGGGCTTGGTGTCAAGGTCTGGTTCAGCGAGAAGGACGTTGGCCTCGGCGTGCCCTTGCTCCGGGCCATCGACAAGGGCTTGGCGAACTCACGGATCGGGATCGTGCTGGTGACCCCTGCGCTGCTGGGCCGCCTCCCAAAAGAAGGCATCGCCGACAAAGAACTTTCGGCACTGCTCGCGGGTGAGCGGCTCGTTCCCATCGTGCACGACACGACGTATGAAGCGCTCCGCGACGTGAGCCCTCTGCTAGCCTCGCGGAGTGGCCTGAGCACCGCAGAAGAGCCAATGGCAAAGGTAGCCGCCAAACTTGCTGAGTTGGTCGCCATCTAGCTCTCTTGCAGGGGCGGCGCTCACCGTGCCGCCGCCCCTGTCTTCTGCACCCCGCACTTAGTGCGCTCCCTGTCCAGGAGCGCATACTTCCCTATCCCTCTGGAAGAGAAGAGGGAGCGGTAGAGCGCCCTAGCGCTTTTCTTGGCTGGCCGATTGCGCAGGCTCGGATGGAAGCAGCTTCGCAACTTGGCCAAATATCAGCCCGATCACCAACCCCATGACAATGACTATGGGCAATTCATGCCAAGGGCGTCCTGTGAACATTGGTTGTCTCATCCTCCTCTCACACCATAGCGGCTAGATCGCAGCGGCCTCAAGGCATCCTTCCTTGGAAGAGAAGAGGGAGGGATAACTGTCCGTCAGTCATCTCAGGCCTCCTCGGGAAGCCCAGCTTCAGTCTCAGGTAACCCGCTCGGTCGCCTGGGGAGGGCGGCTTCAATCATCGCCTCCCACACATCCTTGATTTCGCCCGAGGTCAGCTTGTGGGAGGAGCCGTCCGCCAGGATCGTTCGGCTCATGCCTAAGCCTGCACTGACCATCTCCTTTGTGGGGGAGTGCATTGCCTTCATCGCGATATCTGCGAGATGCACGTACTTCGCCTGCAAGTTTTTCCGGGTGACTGGCAGGCCCGTATCTGCTGCCTGAAGGGCCCTTGCCACCTTCTCAGATAGATCCATCCCCATCCTCCTCTCCTACCATAGCGTCTAGGTAAGCCGGAGGGCTACACGACTCATCCGACTCGGCTTTCCCAGCGTGGCTGAATCAATCTCGGCCATAGCTACGGCCACTCGGATTAGCATGGGGAACAGAGGGGAAATCAGCGTGTCTAAAACGTGCCGTAATAGGCGCGTGTTCTTGCAGCGTTCTGCATCGATATGAGGCGATGCGATATCGAACCTGCGGCCCAAAACCCTTGTATTTCAAAGGATTTGGCTGGTGCTGCCAGAGAGGATCGAACTCTCGACCTCTCCCTTACCAAGGGAGTGCTCTACCACTGAGCTACGGCAGCGCGCCAACGGGGAGGGCCGCTTACTGCCACAGGGCAGCCCTCCATGCAAGCTTGAAAATGATCTTCTTATTCGGCTGCCTGGACTTTCGGCTCCAGGGGGAGCCTGAGCGCCGTCCAGACCTCGACCAAGGCGGCGGCCAGGGCATCGATATGGGCGTTGGAGTGGAACGGGCCAGGGGTGATGCGCAGGCGCTCGGTGCCGCGGGGCACGGTGGGGTAGTTGATCGGCTGGATGTAGATGCCGTGCTTCTCCAGGAGCCGGTCCGAGGCCGCCTTGCAGGCTTCCGCATCGCCCACCATCACCGGTACGATATGGGTGACCGTATCGAGGACAGGCAGGCCGACGCCGGTCAGGACCGCCTTGGTG